ATGTTTGCAGTAATTTTTGGGCGTCCGGGCTGCCCGTATTGTGTCCGTGCTAAAGAGTTGGCTGAAAAACTGACCGAAGAACGCGATGATTTCAACTTCCGTTATATTGATATCCACGCAGAAGGTATCACTAAGGCCGATCTGGAAAAAACCGTCGGTAAACCTGTTGAAACCGTTCCACAGATTTTCATCGATCAGAAACACATTGGCGGCTGCACTGATTTTGAAGCCTATGCCAAAGAAAATCTGGCACTGTTCCAGTAATCGTTCTTGCTTAGAAAAAAGGGCATCCAACTTGGATGCCCTTTTTTTATCTCTCAGAACAGAATGTTATGTACTTCTAGCGATAGCGCTCAACGCGAATCGAGCGCTTCTTCTGCCAGGCGAGCGCAGCAAACCAATAAAGAAACGCGCCTGACGTTGACCAGAAAAGCGCGCTGGTTCCATACGCAAACATCTGTAATCCGTTACGTAACTCTGTTCCATAAAGCAAGTGAATCAATGTTGAAACCAGCACGGCACAAAGGGTGCCAAGAAAAGGATAAAAAATGCGGCCGCTCACAGAAGCATAGCTCGCGATAAATCCTGGAATAACAAACCAAAGCAGGCTGATTTCACCTTTCATTACAATATTGGGGCCGTCTGCGTGAACCCACGGCTTTAACACCATGAAGAGCAAGCAGACCAAGACAAAAGCAACCATCGCGCCCAACCAACGCCGATACATTGTCATCAAAAATCCCTCTTTCCTTAGAAGCGATATTCAATACGCCCACAGCAATCACCCATTTTCACCGCCCATGGCGAAACAAATAGTCCTGTGAGCCCACGCATTCCCTAGCGTGATAACGTGCAAAAGACGCATTCCCACGTGTTTCGGCTTTTTGTTGGCCGAACACACAAGTCGCGTCTAAAATAGCTGCCAATACACCGTTCGTATTGGGGTTTCATCTATTACTAGGGATAACCGAGTTAAAGATGAAATTTATTATTTTGTATGGTTGAATGTATCTCCAATAGTCAATCATATCAAGCGCAAGCTAGTTAACGATAAGTTATTCGCCGTGAACATTGATGTCGCAAATTTGTTAACAGGAAATTACATCCTGCTGTTGTTCGTTGTCTTGGCGCTGGGGCTATGCCTCGGTAAATTACGTCTGGGTTCTGTTCAACTCGGTAACTCCATTGGCGTTTTAGTTGTCTCTCTTCTTCTCGGACAGCAACATTTTGCCATCAACACGGAAGCACTGAATCTCGGCTTTATGCTGTTTATATTCTGTGTGGGCGTAGAAGCCGGTCCCAATTTCTTCTCTATCTTTTTCCGCGATGGAAAAAACTATCTCATGCTGGCCCTTGTGATGGTGGGCAGTGCATTGGTGATGGCGCTGGGCTTTGGCAAACTTTTCCATTGGGATATCGGCTTAACCGCCGGGATGTTGGCAGGTTCAATGACCTCCACGCCGGTGCTGGTTGGTGCGGGCGATACGCTGCGCCAAACTCTGGCTAACAACCCTAACCTTCCCCACCTGCAAGACAATCTCAGCCTCGGCTATGCGCTGACCTACCTCATCGGTTTAGTCAGCCTGATTTTTGGCGCACGCTATTTGCCGAAGCTCCAGCATCAGGATCTGCCAACATCGGCGCAGCAGATTGCGCGTGAACGCGGATTAGACAATGAAGTGCAGCGCAAAGTTTTCCTGCCGGTGATTCGTGCTTACCGCGTTGGCCCTGAGCTGGTTTCTTGGGCTGACGGCAAAAACCTGCGCGAGTTGGGCATCTATCGCCAAACCGGCTGTTACATCGAACGTATCCGCCGCAACGGTATCTTGGCCACGCCAGACGGCGACGCGGTTTTACAGGTCGGTGATGAGATTTCGCTGGTGGGCTACCCTGATGCCCATGCCCGTTTAGACCCAAGTTTCCGTAATGGGAAAGAAGTATTCGACCGCGATTTGCTGGATATGCGTATCGTGACCGAAGAAATCGTGGTCAAAAACAACAATGCAGTGGGCAAACGCCTCAGCCAAATCAAACTGACTGACCACGGATGCTTCCTGAACCGCGTAATTCGCAGTCAGATTGAAATGCCTATTGATGACAACATCGTGCTCAACAAAGGCGATGTACTACAAGTCAGCGGCGATGCGCGCCGCGTCAAAAGCGTGGCAGAACGCATCGGGTTTATTTCTATCCACAGTCAGGTGACCGATCTTCTGGCCTTCTGCGCCTTCTTTATTATTGGCTTGATGATTGGTTTGATTACCTTCAAGTTCAGCAATTTCTCCTTTGGCATCGGTAACGCCGCTGGATTGCTGTTCTCCGGCATCATGCTGGGTTTCCTGCGTGCCAACCACCCTACTTTCGGCTATATCCCGCAAGGGGCGCTGAACATGGTGAAAGAGTTTGGTTTGATGGTGTTTATGGCCGGTGTTGGCCTGAGCGCTGGCGCAGGCATGAACCACGGCTTGGGGCAAATCGGTGGGCAAATGCTGCTCTCCGGCTTAGTAGTCAGTTTGCTGCCCGTTGTTATCTGCTTCCTGTTTGGTGCCTACGTGCTGCGCATGAACCGCGCCCTGCTGTTTGGTGCCATTATGGGTGCCAGAACCTGTGCGCCAGCAATGGAAATCATCAGCGATGCCTCACGCAGTAACATCCCAGCGCTGGGCTATGCAGGCACATACGCGATAGCCAACGTACTGCTCACGCTCGCGGGGACACTGATCGTCATCATATGGCCCGGCATCGGCGGATAATAAAGCCTTAAAATTCAGGCAAAAAGAAAAAAACTGTGATTTTTTTCACTTTGCCTGAAACTTTCTATCCGCGACAAAGTCTTAATTAGTGCCACTGCTTTTCTTTGATGTTCCCCATATTGAGGAGCCCGATAGTCCCGCCTTCTTAGGTTCAAGACTACCGGGTTTTTTATTGCCTGAAATTTAAGTCTATATAAAACAATATCTTAAAAGTGACTTTTTAGACCAATGGCAGCAAAGTGGCAGCAGAAAAAATCACTACTCCCCAGATATAAAAAAACCGCCCATGCGGCGGTTCCCTTGAAAAAATAATTTTAACGCTTTAGAACGATAGGCTAGGTTGTTGCCCCTTTGCATGTGCCTGCGCTTCAATCACTTTGCCCGGAATCATGATCGAACGAACAAAGGTTTCATGAGTGATAAACGTATGGCCGCAATTGATGTTCGTACATTGGTTATAACGTTCTTTAGTTTCACTCGTGACAACAAAACTGCTGCGGGTATGTGCTGCACATCCACACAACGGACAATTCATCATGATAACTTACCTCCCACAGAGTTCGATATTGAGAACATTATAAACAAAAAGTATTCAGTAAAGCATCCCTCATTCCATTTCAAGATCATCAATCTTCACTTCCAGCTCTAGCGCCGTTGTATAGCCGCCATCGCTTAAAGAATGGATTACCGTCGTTAGCAACCAGTTCGCCGCATCTATTTCCGTCTTGAACCCCTGAACCTTAACCGGCATTTCTGGGTATAACTCGGCACGACCACGGGCTAACTGGATGGAAAACGTCGCCACACCGCGCTGCAATTTTTGCCATGCTGCCTTGGCTGCTCGCTCAGCGTTGCCCTTATTGGCATAGGTGTGACCCAACACCAATACATTTCCATCAGCTCCCATCAGGTAATCCCCCTGTTTAGCCTCAGGCTCCTTGGGTTTCGCCTTACTCTTAGTTTTGCGTTTACGCTTGATCGCTACCTGCTCTTTTTTCTTTGGCTCTCGCGTATTTAACCAGCTCGCAGTAACGCCGGTATAAGCCCCACGATCAGCCAATCCAAAGCGGTGTTGGTCACCATCACCGCGCACGATAGTGATCGCAGGGATAGGTTTTCCGCTGGCCGTTCTGCCCTGTCCTTGGCGAATAAACAGCAACTTTCCCCCTTTCACCGAGGCCACAGCGCCTTCTTGTTTTGCCAACCGCGTCAAAAAACTGCCGTCTGATTCATTGGTTTGATCGACATGGGAGATTTTTACCTTCTCCAGCGTGCTATCCAATGCCACGTCCAGCTTGTTGCGCTTGGCAATGGTCGTCACGATGTCGCCCAGCGTTTTGTCGTGGTACGAGGCCTCGCGTTGGATATTTAGGGTGTCCCGAAAGTCGGCACTACGCGCACGCAGGGTCAGCTTATCCGGCGCACCGGAATGCTCAATCTCATCCACCACAAATAAGCCTTTAGGGGTTAACGGTTTGCCTTTCCATCCAAGAGAGAGCGTTAATCCAACACCACGGCGCGGTAACGCTAGCGCGCCGTCGGTATCATCCAACTCAATATCCAACTGGTCAGCTTCAAAGCCACAGTTATCTGTTAACGTCAGCGACATCAGGCGCTTTTCAATTTTTGCCGTGATGTCATCACCGTCCATCTTCAAACTAAATGCGGGGGCATTATCCTGCCCACTTACCCAGTCCGGTGCGATCATGACAACATCCCGCCTAGTGCATCCGTTGCACTGTCTTTCATCTGATTAAGCTGATCACCCAGATCGCCAAACATTTCAGCCAGTGATTCATCCACGCGCTTTAACGTAATGGTGAACTCAATCTGGCGCGCCGAGCCGTCACGAAAGAAAACCTTTTTCGTTTGATTAATACTCTCGATCACGAACATGCCGTAAATCGTTCCCGCACCATCCAGCAATGACCACGCCTTGCCGGTTTCCGCCATCATCTCCAGCGTCAACATAGAGAGCCGTCCACCGGTTAAGGCGGGGAATAGCTGCCCCGTCAGCGTCACGGTGTCAGTATCCGGCCCCAAAAACTGCGACGAGGGGCGTAGACCCACACGGCTATTCGTGGCGTGACGCCATGCCTTTTGCAGCTGCAACTCCTGATACGGCACCGTTTGCAACATAAACACAAATAATCCCAGCGTTAGCATCATCAGAAAATCCCCCTATCACTAAATCCACTGCGCGCCCGCGCCTGCTGTTTACGATCCCGCTCATCCATTGCCTGCATCACTATGCGCGCAATATCCTGCGGTGATTGATTTGGCGCGGCGTGAACATGGATCTCGGTGTGGTTACCTGCCGCCGGTGATGTACTGGCCGCATTGACCGCCACCACCGGTGCAGCCCGATACTCTGCCGCCGGTAAACTGAATGGATGGAGAGGCGCGGCGGCAGCAGGAACTGCGGCACTCATGCCTAGCGCGGCTACGGCTGCCATAACCGCTGTTTGCTTGCGCCCCGTCACGCGTGCAGGGCCGTTAACCAATTCAGGCCCGCGCTCCCCAACGATGCCAAACTGCCCTGATGGGATGGTGCCACCGCTGTCATACATTCCCGCAAAGCTTAGACCCGACGGACTCGGGATTGACGCACCACGGGCCCCAACAACCGGCCCCGCTGTTTTATCTGATTTCATCCAGTCCGGCAGATAGCTGGATAACGACGTGAGTTTGGCTTTCAGGGTTTCCCACTTCTCATTAATTCCCGCCAGCAAGCTGTCGATCATATTGCGCCCAGCCTCGACAAATTGCGCCGGTAACGCTTGTACACCTGCCACAATTTCCGCCCATTTATTCGCGATAAACAGCGTGATGGCGTTCCATGTTTCACTTGTCCATTGGCTAATACTGGCCCATAGCGCCTTGATTTTGGGTCCCAACGTGTCCCAGTTCTGCCAGATATAAATTGCGGCCATCGCAATGCCCGCCAGAATAGCCAATAGAGGGTTAGCCAACATTGCACGCCCAAGCCACAACACTGCCGTACCGACAAAGCGAAAGACTTTAGCCAAACCACCGAGCAAACCGATAATGCTTGGCAGCTTCATTCCCAGCAGACTGAGCCCAAAGCGTAAAGCAGCGTAAGGACCAAGCAGTCCAGCCAGCGTGATAGCAAGCCCACCAAACCCAGCTAAAAGCAGAGATGCACCGGCGGCGGCTTTAACGAACCCACCGGCCAGCCGTGGATTTTCTTCAACAAAGCGACGAAAGGCACCGGTGGCACGCTTGGCGAGGTCAATCACTTCCAGCAGCGGATCACGCAGCGTTTCCCCCAATGAAGCAAAGGTATTTTTGACGCCGGTTTGCAGTAGCAGGTACTGGGAAGAGAGGGAGTTTTTATCAATGTCAGACTCACGCTGCATTGAACCCTTGGCCCCTGCTTTCTGCGTTAGGCCGAGCTGGCGGATAAATTCATCAATGTTAAGCCCTAGCTTCTGCGCATCATCGCCAAACTCTTTGCCAAACAGCTGCGTCATAACACTCAGTTGCTTCTCTTTGGACAATCCCTTGATGCGCCCCAATACATCCTGAATGGTTACCACCGCATTATTGGCAATGCCTTTTTCCAACTTATTCGCATTCAGACCCAGCGTGTTCATTCCCTGAATAAAGCGTTTGCCCTGCATGGAGGCGATCCCCAATTCACGCACCATCGCCTTACTCGCTGACGCCGCAACCTCTGGCGCAGCACCAAGGGAAAGGAATGTAGATCCCAACGCTGCCGCCTGTTTGTAATCCATCTTGTCGGCAATATCGCCCATGCGCTGCATCACGTTGATGATGTCCGCCCCTTTGGATTGCGCGTTATCGTCCAGATAGTTGAGCGTGTCGCCCAGCTCTTCCAAATTGCTAATAGGGATTTTGTACAGAAACGCAATCTTGCCGAGATCTTCCGCTAACTGGTCGGCGGGTATTTCAAAGGCTTTGGATGCCTTTGCGGATACAGCAGCAAAGTTTAGTAGGTCTTTTTTCTGCTTCGCCCATGGGTCGCTGTCGTTCGTCACCCCCATACGCGCGCCACCTTCTACCAACGCGGCAATATCAGCTGCGCCGTTTGCCATCGGCAGCGTTTCACTTAGGCGCTGGATGTCTTTTTGCAGTTCGTAATACTGCGCAGTGCGTCCACCCTTATCATCCAGTAGAGCATTGACCTGCTTGGCAACGCCTTTCATGGCGTCCTCTATCTGGCTGTAACTTTTTACCGCCCCAAGAACCGGCGCACCAATGGCTAACCCTGCCGCCGTCGAGGTTGCCCCCGCACCGGCAATCCGGTTGCGCATGTCTAGCGTTTTGCCGTATTGGGCCTTAGCTGCGGAGAGTTTGCGCTGTTGCTCACCGGCGCGTTTTAGTAACCGTTCCTGCTCTTTTAACTTCGCGTTGTAGCGCTCGGTTTCAGACGTGATCCGCGCCGTGGCTTGTTCACCACTTTTGGCCGAAATACCCATGCGATAGAGTTCAGCACGCGCCTTCCCCATTTGAGCCACGCTTTCACGCTGCTTAGTCTCCAGCTTATTCACGGCGCGCCATTGCGCTTCTAGCGCCTGCGTCTGTTTCTTGGTCGGGCTTTCCAACTGGGACAGTTCACGGGTCATCATTTGCGCTTTTAGCTTGGCTTGCTCTAGTTCGTTGCCCGTCTGACGAACAGCATTAGATAGCGCATTAAATGACGTGAGTTTTTGACCAGCTTCATCAAGCCGTTTGAGTGCATCGCGGGAATTTTTGACATCTTGAGCCAGCGCTCGCGTGCTGGCCTGTGCCATTTTGAAAGGTCGGGTTAGTTTATCAACGGCATTGAGGACCACCTGCAGCCGCAAGTTCTTATCACTCATCACTCGCTCCACTGCGTAAAATGGCTCGGTGCCGCCACTCCAGCAGTTCAGGCAGTGACATACTGTCAGTGACGGCAGGTGACCAGTGGAAAATGGTGGCAACGTCCGCCACCAAATCTTCCACCATTAAACTGTCGGGATATCGGACTTCACCCGATTCGGCAGCAAAAAAAGCACCACCTCCGTACTCAAGGTGATCAAGTCCGCCGGATCGAGCATCAGGACTTCCGCGCGGGTAAGCGCTGGCGTTGTCACACGAGGTAGAACCAGCGTCATATTATCCACATCCATTTCCATCAGCGCTTGTAGACGGCAACCGCGCAATGCACCCGACTGCGGTTTGCGCACCACAATCTGCGTGATAGTGGTATTACCGCGTTGAATGGGTGTATCTAAATCCACGGTTTTTTCGGTCACTTCGCCGGTGGCAATATCTACGGTTACAGGCGGTGCCGCGTCGTTTTTCTTCTTCGTTGTCATAGTGATACCTACTTAATGAAATAAGCGCGGCGCTAACCGCGCATAAAATGAGAATTACAGGCCAATGGCCGTGCGGTGTGCTTCAAGCAAATCAACGCCGTTTGCACGCTCAATCATGTTGATGGTGTCAACTTCGATCAGCTCTTCGCCGTTAATCGTCAATTTGTAATACGTCGGTGAAAAACTGACTTTGGTGGTTGAACTGTCGCCCTGCTTGGTATCACCGCCGTCAATTTCTTTGTGGCGCCCGCGCACCACCACTTCGACGGCCTGCACTTCGCCGGAATCGTCGCGCTGAATGGAGCCGGTAAAACGCAGCATCACTGCGTCCGCCTTTGCCGCACCCCATTGTTGAAATAGCAGCGACTCCGTGCCGCCCAGCGTAAATTCACACTCCAACGCCCCATCATCCAGACCCAGATCAATATCCGCCGAGCCGTTCATGCCACCGCCACGGTATTTTTCAAACTTACGGGTCAGTTTTGGCAGGGTGAAGGACTCCACGATCCCCATCCAGTTGATGCCATCGCTGAACATGTTCAGATACTTAAACTTGCGAGGTAATGCCATTTATCGTTCCCCTTAGCCTTAAACCTGTGAAGCAAAATTCATCAGATACGAATCGGTAATACGCTGGCGTAACAGCAGGTTTTCCAGCGGTGGGACGGGGGTGTAGTCGTAATCCAGCAACAACTTGCCCGCCTTCAACGTGTCTTTGGTATTACTATCCGCATCCAAATAACAACGCCCACCCAGCAGATAGCCGCCTGAAACCATTTCACGCAATTTGGCGTTAATGCCTTCGATAATGTCGCGCACCAGTGACGGCGTCAGCGGCTTATCAATCGCCCACATATGCGCTTCGGCCATCGTGTCGGCTAATACCTGCGCGGTGCGGGTATAACATTCAAAGGCAAACAGCGGATCGTCCGAGCAGCAGCGGGAACCCCAAAAACGAAAACCGTCTTTGCGAATAAGCGTGGTGATGTCGTTCTGGTTGAGCAATCCGGCATCTGTGGCAGAGTCCTGTAAATCCCAATAAACATCAGCTGACAAACCGGTAACACCGTTCACGCCAACGTTAGACAGGGATTTATGCCAGCCGGTATCTTCATCAATCTTGGCTCGCAGACCCAATGCACGCGCGGTGGCATACGCAATGCCATCGGCATTGGTCACCGTGTCCCAGTTGATAAAGTCAGGCCAAATCAGCATCAGTTCACGCTGGCTGAAATTCTCTCGATAGCTGATCACTTCTTCGATGGTTTTGCAGCCATAGGCGCTCACATAAGCAAAGCCGCACAGCTGCTGCGCAATTGAAGCTAGCTCGGTGGCGACAGCCTGCGTGTCATGCGCAGGAACACCCAAAATGCGCGGTTTTACACCCAGTTGAGCCTGCGCGGCCAGTAACGCTTTTAGTCCGGTTTTCTTACCTTCAGCGGTGACCGAGCCAATAATATTGGTCGTGGTTTCCGCTTCGGTTTCACCCTGCTCTACACGAACCACCACCACAACGGGTTTGCACTGGTCAGCAATGGCATCCAAGGATTGCGCCAGTGATCCGGTGGTGCCTGCTTTACCTATCGCGGTTAATACGTCGGTGATAAGTACGGGCTTATTGAGAGGGAACGCGGTTTTATCCGCATCGTCGCCGGTGCAAACCATCCCAATGATGGCCGTACTGACAGTCGTAATGGTGCGCGTGCCTTCGTTAATTTCTTGGACGCGTACACCGTGGTGATAATCTTGAGCCATATAGCGGATCTCCTGTTCAGGTGTTCCGCTATGGTGAAAGAGAGGGGGGAAAGCTGCACTCCGTTAGCATTGTGCTAGTTCTGACACAATGCATCGAGCATGATTGACTCGACTTAATTGGTACTCTCACTGAATCATTTTAAAGTTAGAGGTCAGTATGAAAACATGGTTTAGCCCAAGCACAGTGGCTTTTTATCCAGATAGCCTAAAAGAAAGTTATAAAGCTGCCGGTTCATTTCCCGATGATGTCACTGAGGTGAGTGAAGAAGCCTTTGCGGAGTTTTCAGGAACCCCACCAGAAGGAAAGCAACGCGGCGTAGACAAGGGCCTGCCTTGTTGGGTTGACTTACCGGCGACAGTTGTCACGCTAGATCAACAGAAGTCCCGTGCCCGTTCATATCGTGATGCTTTTATCGCTTCCACGGACCGCCTTTTGGTGGCTGATTATTCGATTGGTGATAATCAAATTACTGAAAGCCAAAGAGCTGAACTTATTGCTGTTAGAGAAACATTTAAGAAATGGCCATTAGTTGAAGAATGGCCATTTGTTGAATTACCAGATATACCGCAATGGTTACTGATTGAAGCGGTTAACAATGGTTATATTGCATATGATTGGCCCCCTCAGAAATAATCTAAAAATAAAGCCCGTAAGGGCTTTTTTAATATCCAATAGCTAGGCACATGCATGATTCTTGTGCATTTCTGTTATTTCTTACTTTCGCCCCCGTTTTGGTTCTAATGTCATAACACTCCCCCCAGCTAATTACACCGACACTTCCATTAGCCCCCGATGACGTCAGTTCACCAACAAAAACCATAAGAGCAGCATTAGGGAAAGGAATGGGATAATTTGCTAGAGCAACGCCGTCACTATCTGCTGCTGAAGAATTATAGAACTGCATAATAGTGCCTGTTGGAAGCATCTGAACCAGATATGAATTATTGCGAATAGAATAAAAGCTATTCATCGCGGGAAGCTGGTTTACTCCAACGCCTACATCTCTTTTTGCCGCTTCTCCCAAACCAAGGTTTTCGAGAACCTTCGCAACCAAATTTGCGTCTTTGATTTCTTTCAATGCATTCGCTATCTGTAGGTACTGGCTATGCGGATTTTTATCCGCCTCATGAGCCATCATCAAACCATCGGCATACTGGCGAACCTCGATCACCGCATCGTCCACATATTTTCGCGTTGCCAATACCACAGACGGATCAATTTTCAGGGAAACAGATTCCGTGCTGCTGACAATCAAAATCACACGAATGGTTTGCGTGCGCCCACTGCCTTCCTGCAGTAGCGGTTTGTACGTTTCAGGACAGTTCGCAATAGCTATCAGCGTGCCGTCTTTATCAAATAAGCCAATTTCACGTATCCACCATCCCCCCTCATTTTCGGGGATAACCTGTTCAGTAATAATCTGATTAGTATTAAGTGGGTCAATAGTGATGAGATTAATAGCCGCGCGGCGCTTTTCTCCTTTTAGCACCTGCTGGGCTGGGTCTGGTATGGGCAAAGCACCGCCACCATCCCCAACAGCCATCTGGATAATCTCCAATTTTGTGCCCAATGCAGTCGCGTTTGCCAACTTAGCCGCCCCCAAATTGGTCAACAATGCAAAAAATTTAGCTGCCATAAGAAACCTCGATTGAGTCAATAAGATGAACAGCGCCGCCGGTGAAGGACTCACCGCCTACGCTAATACTTTCAGGTAAATAGGGGTACACGGTCAGGGCATCACCCAGATAACAAGCAGCACCAATGGCCGCAATACCTTGCACCTGTAGATTGATAGACATACCAACCAAATGGCGGCTACAGGGTTTAGCATCTGCAATCAGGCGCTCTAACTCCTGATACGTTTCCTCTGTAATGCCGTTCTCCTGCACGCCGATTTCTAACCGAAACGTGCCAGCAGCTTCATTCGTCTTCCACCATTCAACAACCCTGATCAGAAAACCGAACGGCTCAACTACACGACGGATAGCACTGATAGTTCCCTTATGTTTGTGGATATAAAACGCATCACGTACCACCTGACGTTTGACCGACTCCGGCCAACTCTCATCCCAGCGATCAACAGAACGTGACCACGCTAGATAGGGAAGAAACTTCAATGGGCAGGTATCAGGGTTCCACAGATCACGCAGTGGCACCTGCAAATCGCTAATCCCTTTACAGGTTCTCGCCAGCCGACGCTCCAACGTAAAAGATCCCGACGGCAGCAGGCTAGGCTCATTCATCCGTACCCCCCAGTGTCACCTGCCAGTCAGTGCAATACGCCGCCTGTGTTTTATCCAGCACCACATCCCGAACCGGTTCGATGAGATCTACACGCTGGACACCTTCAACATGTAATGCGGCATACAGTGCAGAAGACCGAATGTCTCGCCCCAGACGGCGCTGGGCACTGATGTAGTTTTGTAAGCGAGCCTTTGCCGCCGCCAGAATGGGTTCCGTTTCTGGACCCGGATAGACATATAGGGATGCATTGATTTTATAGGGAACAATTTGCGCAGATTGGACCGTGACACGGTCAGCCACCGGACGCACTTTCTCATCATTCAGCGCAGCCGCAACCTCTGCAATAAGATCCCCGTCAGCCTCTCCATTGCCCGCACGCGCAAGGACAGTGACCATAACTTGCGCCGGTGATGGACTGATGGCGCTAGCATCTGCCACTCGTCCATCTGCACTTTGTGCGTGAAACTCATAAGCCCCAGTCGGACCCGCAACCGATAGCCCTTCAAAAGCGGCGGGAATACGCCCGCGCAAATCGGCATCGTCTTCCATCACGGCTTCAATCGGTGGGACTGCATTAGTATCTGCAGGCGTTGCCACTAACCGTGTCACATCATTATTGGCTGCTAGTTGGTCCAAATCACTGCCAAGCGCATACGCCACCATGACCGCCTGCGCGGCCTCGTTGACACGCTGACGCAGCAACAGTTCACGGTAGGCATTTTCCTCTAAGAGTTTCACAATCGGCTCGGATTCCAACTGCAATGTGCGTCGCACTGCATCCTGCTCGTTTTCGGGATACAGCGAAACCAGATAGTTTTTGCGCTCACTGAGTAGGGTTTCAAGATCGAGGACTTCAACCACATCAGGCACAGGCAGCTGTGATAAATCAACGGACGCCATTAGTCATGCCCTCCCAATGAAACAGATAGGCTGGCAGGATTGCCATCTGTTCGTACCCCAGATAATTCAACGGTCATTGCGCCATCCATGCCCGTATTAATCTGGATACTCTGGAGTTGTATACGTGGCTCCCAGCGACTAATGGCGGTATAACTTGCCGCCATTACCTGCAGTTTAACCGCGTCATTTTGCGGCCAGTCGATTAACTCCGGTAATAACGAGCCATATTCACGGCGTGCAACACGGGAACCTACGGGTGTCAAAAGAATATCCCGCATTGATTGCCGCACATGTTCTAACTCCGTAATACGTTTGCCGGTTAACTGATCCATACCCAGATATTTCATGCTGGCCCCCCAGTATTACTTCCACCACTTTTAACGCCTGAATGCACATGGGTATGCACCACAACACCATTGGACGACATATCGCCACCGGTCTGGGTAACTTTCCCTTTAATAACCGTTTCGCTGGCCTGTATTGTGAGTTTTTTGGTTGTTAACGCCATACTGTCAGCAGCAGTAACATCCATGCTTTTAATGCCTGAAATGGAAAGATGGCCGCTTTCAGGTTCGTACTCAAAACGGGCACCATCAGGGAACGTCACCACCAACGCATTTTCAGATTGGGACGGCGGCGGTTTTTCATCGGAATAGATAGCAGGTAGCGCAAAAGCTGTGGTCAATTCGCCCCCAATAGCAAGCAATAGCACCTGCTCCCCAATTGATGGTTTCCACCATGTGCGCGCAGCTCCCGCGCGCATCGTCAGCCACGGTATCCAGCCAGTTTGGTTTTCTCCAGTAGCCACACGGCACAGCCATTTATCTGCATCAACTTCAATAATGCAGCCGGTGCGGATCATGTTGCGTAGTAGGCGTAAAAGTTCGGTTAAATGTGTATTCATAGGAATATACTGGCCAATACACCAAAAGATCACACGTGGGCATAATTGTGCTATCTATGGCACAAGCAGTGTTAACAACAACGGAGGATTTAGAATGGCTGAAGTTCAAATGCTAGAAAGTCTGAATGAAGACATGACATTATGGAGATACATGTCTTTAGATAAACTCATTGATCTGATAAATACTAAAGAGCTTTTTTTAACCCCTCTATCCTATTATGAAGCAACAGACCCCTATGAAGGACTCATGCCAATTACTGCCGCTGAGGCCATAATGAAAGAAATAGAAGCAATACATCTCGAGCCAATAAACCATGGCCGAATGAAGTTAGAAAAAATTCCCAGAGAAAAACAAGACGAAGATGCATATAACAAAGCATTACTTCAACTTATTGAGTTGGAGAAAGAAACAAAAAAAAACGTGAGTGATATATATAGACAAGTATCAAAATCAGCATTAGTAAATTGTTGGCACTATAACAAAAATGAATCTGAGGCCATGTGGAAACTGTATAGTACACAAAACAATGGGATTGCTATAAAAACGACTGTGGGTTCATTAATAAAGTCGATTAATAAAGACTTACTTCGTGGGGAAGTTTTTTTAGGGAGAGTAAAATACTTCAATTTTCACGACACCGAACTCCCTGTAAAAGAGTGTTTAGCTGATGGTTGCATGATTCCATTGCTAAAAAGAGACTCATTTAAACATGAAGACGAGGTAAGATTATATATGACGGAAGAAATAAACGAAAACAACTATAATAATTTCACCCCAACACCTTTAAGAATAAAGGTAGACATAGACGAATTAATTCATAATATATATATCTCACCTTATTCAAATGAGCCTTACCCATCAAGCGTAAAATATATTTGTGAAAAATTTGAAATTCCTGAAATGAAAATAGAAAAATCAAAACTATTGGATATAGACCCTAGATTGCTAGCTATTTACTCCAGACAATAACCTTACCAAGTCATCTAGAATAATAATGTTCCCATTAAAATTAAACCCCAGCAACTCCCTCTGCGGATACTTCACCACCGGCCCGCGTTTCCCAAGCTTTTCACGCAGGCCGTATTGGTGAGTTGCGGCGATCCGTTCAATGCGGCTGTTACTAAAACTCACCTCGGCCATATCGGGTGTGGCTTTAGTTTTCAAATAGCGCGCCGTGCGGATTTTGCGAAACATCTTGCGCTTAACTCGCCCTTTTTTGTCACGCTTTTGCGGCTTACGTGCCTCATAGGGTGAACCGTCGGGGTTAAGCTGCTGTTGGATACGTTTTTGTTGAGACTGGCGCAACGTTCGTGCCCATTGCTGGGCCAGTTTGCGGCGCTTTGCGGGAGTGAATTTCTCCAGCAGCCCCACCATCCAGTCTTCTAACTGAATAAAATCACTCATTTCCAGCCCCACTCGTCAGGATCTGCGGGGGTTGGTTCACTGACGGCCTCGACGACCATTTGGCCATTTTCCTCCCTAATGATCACTCGTTCAGTCAGTTTGAGATCAATACTGATGTCACTGGTCGTGTTATTGAGAATATCCGCCTCAAAGGTAAAACCATCTTCGCGGCGTTCTGGGTTAGCCAAAATATCCGGCTGATGTTGGGTTAACCATCCCAATATCGGGGCCATCAGCAGGTTTTGGTCACCGGCAAAGTTCATAACAATGACGTTCAGCGTATAACGATATTCAAACGACAACGACGCAACCAGCGTTGAAACAACGCTGCCGCTATCAATAAAAATACTCAAGCACTCAGGATTATTCGCAATAAACGGCACTGATTTATTCAGCGTCTGCCGTAAAGACTCAGGCTTTTTCATGGTGGTTTTCCTGACAGTCCACAATCATATCAACCTTAGCGGCACAGACAGCCCAAGCGGCCTCTGCAGCATCACCATCGTCACGCAAATCACCGTTAGTCTTTGGCGCTCTGGCGGGTAGCTGGCAGCGCGTCACTGTCGGACAGGTAAGCGTGATAACCTGCGGCCCCGACAATGGCGGTCCGCTGTTGCAACCGGCTAATGTCAGCAGGCAAAGGAGTGTCAGCCCAGTTTTTAAGTTCCGCATTTTCATTGATGAGTTCCTTAATCCGCTTGTCTTTGGTTGTCAGTGCGGCGCTCAATGCCTCGGCCTGTTGCTGCAACCTTACCTGATAGCGATCATTAGCTTGCGCCATCACGTTGATGGCCATCAGTTGATTATTTTTATCTGCCACGCTTTGCTGCGCCTGTTTGAGATCTTTTCCCTGCTGGCTAACCGTATTGTGCGCCCTATCCAGCTGCCACGATTGGAACAGCAACGCGCCCAGCAATACCGACGCAATTACCATCAGTACGCGCATCACCTGACTCCTTTCATACAGTGCGCCAGCTCCCGCGCGCGGCGGTTCTCTAGCCCTTTATTTTTAACCCCGTTAACGTAGACCCAGCGCGGTAACTGCGAACAGGCGCGCCGCCAGTCTCGTCCGTTAATGAAATACGCTAGCGTTGAACGACACGCGGCTGCGGTGCCAACGTTAAAGCCAAAACTCACCACGGCGTCATAGACCGGCTGGGGCATGTTGACCGCCATACAACGGTCAATCGCCCTTTCAGTTTTGGCAACGTCGACCACCAGATTTTCCGCTGCCTGCCGCTCGGTGATAGCACTCTTTGCGGTCACGCCCGCCGTGTGTCCTATGCCATTGGTCCAGACACCGGCACTGCACTGATATGGCGTCAGGCGGCACCCTTCAAAATCGGCAATCAGCCGCAAACCATCGTCTGACACCTTTAAATTCTGGGAGCCAGATACCAAAGCAACCAGCGCCAGAATGGCTCCCACGGCGCAGCGTTTAACGGTTGAGCTGTTCATAAATATCCTTACTCAGTGCGTCGGTCTTATCTTTGAAAAGCTGAAAGGTTTTGCGCCGGTAGTACCAATTGACAAAGAAGGTGCCAAACCCCAGCACCGTACCGGACAGAAAGGCCACCTCTTGCACATTCAGCCCGCCGAGCCATGCCAAAAACACCGCGAGGCAATAGGAAATAAACGTGGTGATTTTTTCCATCTGTTAGTCCCATAGCTGCACGGTTTGTGTCGTCGGCACGGACACCACATCCGGCAGTTCGATCTCCATCCCGTGGGGTAAAAAAGGCCCGACCTCGGCAAGTTGCGGATTTGCAGCCAGCACAATTTCGGTCATGCCCTGCGTGCGCCCGTAGTACCGCCAACACACCGCATCCACCGTGTCGTATTGCATGGCTCGCACGCGCATTAGATAAGCTCCACCGTGATGTGGGCCTTACCCTGCAGGCGTTGGACCGCCCACTGGGCATCTCGCCAAAGCTCATCGACGCTAGACACCATGTCTTCGGCGCGTTTACTGCCTGATTTAGTGGTATCAATATCGGGATAACGCTCGGTTAAATTGGCCTTGGTGCGGCAATACACCGCGCGCCGATACCAGTACGTAAGTTCACTAAATCCGCCGATGGTCGCCGCGGGTACATCCACCAAATTGGCAAAGCCCAATAGCTGCTGGCGTTCTTTGTATAAAGCCAGCTCGGCGTTGGTTTCACAGATGGCAGACAGTGCCGCTTCTTTCAGCCGCTCATTAGTCACGACACCGTCAGTGCGCATGGCTAACCGGTAATGCTCCAGATCGACATCCGGCCAAAACGGGGTATTGGTGATAATCCCCGCCTTACCATCAGGCTTTTCCGGTGAAACAAAATCCATGCTGTTGTCCTCTGAATGGGTAGGCGGTGGACGGGATTTTGATGAGGCTATCGCCTGTCGCCATCCCGTGCCGCCTCGCACGTGGGCACGTTCGGTTATCCGTTGTTTGCTTGGCGGGCAATCCGCTCCAGTTGGTCCATATCCTTTTTCACGCCACAGTTCTTATCGAACAGGAACGCCTGGCTGATATGGTGATAAGCCAACACCGGCTGATTGTTGTCGCGTAGGCCATAGGCCAGAATTTTGTGAAGTTTGGCGCGGACTTGGTCGGGCATATCATGCACGTCTGTGATTTCCAGCGTGCGCTGGATAAGTGCCACGTCCACCGGCTGCTTGGCGGCGTAGTTTTTTGTCATGGCGTCAGCGATTTCTTCGGCCACGGCGCACGCCGTTTGTCGGTTATAGAGCGATGGCATCACCAAACCGTGTTTAAGGGCATATTCGGCAATGTCTAATGCGCCACTAAAATCACCGGCATCCACCCGCCAGATCATGACGTTCATTAGCACATCATCCTGCGCCCCTTTTCCGCTCTTCAACGCGCCCGCCACCCAAGGTTGGTAGTAGGGTAAAATTTCGCGTTTAATTTCGGCCTTGCGCATGGTGGACTGCACCCGTTTTAACCGGCGCTTGTCCTCTTCGAGTTTGAGCAACATCTGGTTGTAGGCTGATAAATTGCGGAGCGTGGAGCCGCCCAACTGGGCGGACTCCTCAGCCTGAACACGCATCACATGTCGCCGTGCAGGACTCAACATGATTTACGCCTTCTTGCCGTCAGACTTTGCGGCTTTGTCGGTTGGGGTTGGCTCTTCCGGTTGGCTTCCCGCTGGCTGTGAGACTGCTTCCTGAACAGCGTCACCGGTCACCGCGTCAGCTTTATCACCGCCCAGCTTTTCCGCTAGCAGCATGATGGCATCAGCCAACTTTGCGGAATCAATGCCCTCGACGCTTTGAACATCGGCAGACATCATTGCGGCGCTGGGTGCTGGCGCTCCCACCGGCCCCATCACGATATTTTCAATCAGCGCCACGCAGCGGTAATCCTCTACCACATAGGCTTCGTTGACCGATTCAAGGTTTTCGATGCGGTCACGTTTTGGGTTATCAATCACCGAGCGGCGGCGGGTGTCCTCTTGCCAGTAGATAGACAGGTTATCCAGTCGGGTGATCATCAGCGCATTCGGCGGGAAGTACGGCGCACGTACGGCTTGTAAGCCCCCCATACGTTTCTGGCTAATGATCATATCTGCGGCTAGCGCTTCACTGTTTTCCTGCTCTTTGTTGACCAGCGGGAAATACTTGTCAGCAAGCAGAGCACGGCCACAAATCACCACCAGACCATCATCATCCTGATAAACCGGATCGATAATCTCATCAACGGCGTTCATCACCAGCGCGTCAAGGTTGGCATAGGCGCCACCTTTACCTACATTGATGACATTCTTCACACTGCCATCTTCGCCCGTCACGCCCGCCATGACGTGCGCCGGTGCGTCTTTGCGGATCTTTTCCAGCCATCCCACATTCACATCCTGCAGCATGGTGTTTACCGCACGGTTAGAGGTCTTTTCACGCTTCAAGCCGTTAAACCCGATCATGATGCGGTCCAGTGCCTGACGCTTGATAATGGCGTTACGGATGCGCAGCTGGAAGTCTTGGAACTTGGCCCACATATCCAATTTGGCGTAAGTCAGCGCGGTGTCGAAATTGGTCTGCTCACACTTGTACTCAATATCACTGAACGCCGTCGGGTCGGTGGGCTCGCGCTCTTTGTCTGCGGTATTGGTGGTGCCTGCAATGGTGGTCCCGACGCCCAGACCGAGCAGCTGGCCCGATTGTTCCGGCACAGGAACGACATTGACCAAGGTCAGGAAAGCGGCGGACTGCTGGATCTCATCTTCCAGCGTCTGGTTCACCGTCGGCTCTACGGTGAACTTGGCGGACAGATCGTCCATTGCCACACCGTTAAGTTCCGCCAATCGGCTTAGAAAGGCGTTAAAAGCAAAGCGGGTATTCTTTTTCATGCAGATGTTGCTCCGTTAGCAGTTAGTTTGTTCTGACGCGGAATGACTGCCACCGGCAGAGAATGGACGGCGATTTTGATTGCCGTCTTCGTTACTCAGGCGCGTGGTCAGGTCGCCCAACTTCTGGCCGTACTCCGCCAGCCGTTCTTCCAGTTCGCCCACTTTGGCAACCTCTGCGGATAAAGTGGCGACCTGCTCCGCCGTTCCCTGCGTTTCCTTCGCGCACAGCTCTACCGCTTTATGCATGTTGTTGAAGCGGGCTTCGTCGCTCACCTGCTTTTTACTAAAGATGTCCATAACGCGGTTGAAGATGTTGGGCTTCGATTCCCCCACCTCTTCGAACTCAATCACGGTTTCTTCTGCCACGGTGAACAGGTTATGCGGGTTGGCTTTACGCTGGGCCAGCGTGCTTTCACCGCTGGCGCTAAAGCTCAGACGCTGGGTGCCAAGACTGGCAGGATCGTCAGTGACGGCAAGACCGACCAAGTAAGCAAAGCCCAAGTCTGAAAATTCGGGGTCAACCTCCATCGAGGTGTAAACCTTTTGGCTTTTCTTATTGAGTGCGACCAGCTCCGGCGTGGGTTCGATTTCGGCATACAGCGCCATGCGCCCAGCCAGCGCACCGTCTTCAATCTCTTCGGCAAAAAGTCCGGTGACATCGCCATAACGGCCAAATGAACCATCGGGGGAATAGGATTTGATGTGCTCAACGTTAACCCGTGCGCCATAGACGTCTGGGTCATAGTTTTCCGCCATCTGGGTTAGCCATTCGCGCTGGATTTTGCGGCCGTCAGTGGTCGCCCCTTCCACCCCGACGCGAAAACGCTTTGATTTTGTTGCCATCTGTCAGGCTCCATTCTTGTGAACGTATTAGAGCCACTATGTTTGCGGTGATGGGGGTATGGAGACAACGCGGGGGAATTGTGGGGACGCTGGCACAATCAGCGGCAGCGGTGCAGGCGTGATTGGGTCGGTAATCTGGCCGCATGAATACAACAACGGTAAATACTGACCTCGATCCCCGCCGTCAGGCTATGTTCCTGTACTTTCAGGGGTTACGCATCGCCCGCATTGCTGAAATGCTGGGAGAGAAGCCTGCAACCGTACACAGTTGGAAAAAGCGTGACAAGTGGGGCGACATTGGACCGCTGGATCAGATGCAGCTGACTACCACCGCACGCTATTGCCAGCTCGTCATGAAGGAGCACAAAGAAGGGAAAGACTTTAAAGAAATCGACCTGCTGGCGCGCCAGTCCGAGCGCCACGCCCGCATTGGTAAATTTAACAACGGCGGTAATGAAGCCGATCTGAATCCCAGAATCCGTAGCCGAAATAGCGGCGAGCGCAAGCAACCTGAAAAGAACGCGTTCACTGATGAGCAGTTGGAAAAGCTGCAGCAAATATTCCATGAAACGCTGTTTGATTACCAAAAGCACTGGTATCGAGCAGGTATCGATCCCGATATTCGTATTCGTAACCTGCTCAAATCGCGCCAGATTGGAGCCACCTACTATTTTGCCCGTGAAGCGTTACTGGATGCGCTAACCACGGGCCGCAATCAGATTTTCTTGTCAGCCAGTAAAGCGCAGGCGCACGTTTTTAAGCAGTACATTATCGAATTTGCCCAAGAAGTGGACGTGGAATTAAAAGGCGATCCTATGACGCTGGGCAATGGGGCCTGCCTCTATTTTCTCGGCACTAACGCCCGCACCGCGCAGAGCTACCACGGCAATCTGTATCTGGATGAGTATTTTTGGATACCGAAATTCCAAGAGCTACGCAAAGTGGCATCGGGCATGGCGTTGCATAAGAAATGGCGTCAGACCTATTTTTCCACCCCTTCCAGTCTCACCCACAGCGCTTACCCGTTTTGGTCGGGTGCCTTGTATAACCGTGGGCGCGCAAAAGCGGACCGCGTAGACATTGACCTGACCCACAACCATCTGGCGCGCGGCGTTCTCTGCCCTGATGGCCAATATCGTCAGATTGTCACCGTAGAAGATGCGGTAAACGGCGGTTGTAACCTGTTCGACCTCGACCAGCTGCGCCTTGAATACAGCCCGCCAGAATATCAAAACCTGTTGATGTGCGACTTTATCGACGATCTGGCCTCGGTGTTTCCGCTGGCCGATCTGCAGGCATGCATGGTGGACAGTTGGGAAGTGTGGGACGACGTGCAGCCGCTGGCGATCCGCCCCTTCAGTTATAACCCCGTATGGATTGGCTATGACCCTGCCAAGGGAACGGCCAACGGTGATAGTGCCGGTTGCGTCGTTGTGGCTCCGCCACCTGTTGCCGGTGGTAAGTTCCGCATTCTGGAGCGTTTCCAATGGCGCGGCATGGACTTCCGCGCACAGGCTGAATCTATCCGCCAGCTGACAGAAATCTATAACGTGACCTATATCGGCATTGACTCCACCGGTATCGGTCACGGGGTCTATGAAAACGTGAAAGCCTTCTTCCCTGCCGCGCGGGAGTTTGTCTACAACCCGAATGTAAAAAATGAACTGGTCCTGAAAGCCTACGACGTGATCAGCCACCGCCGTCTGGAATTCGACGCCGGACACACCGACATAGCCCAATCGTTTATGGCGATCCGTAAATCCGTCACAGCCAGTGGCAATCGCCCGACCTATGAAGCGAGTCGCAGTGAAGAAGCCAGCCACGCCGATCTGGCGTGGGCCACCATGCACGCTTTACACCATGAACCGCTGGAAGGCATGACCGCTACTAATACCAATATCGTGGAGATTTTCTAACTCATGAGCCGTAAGCATAAAACCAAAACCCAGCCAGTGGTCACCGCTACCCAGCAAGCACCGGCAGCAGAAGCCTTCACTTTTGGCGACCCGATCCCCGTACTGGACCGCCGAGAATTATTGGATTATCTGGAATGCTCCCGCGTCGAACAATGGTATGAACCGCCGATTAGTCTGGATGGATTGGCACGCACGTTCCGCGCCGCCACACACCACAGCTCGGCCATTTACGTAAAACGTAATATTCTGACCAGCACCTTCATTCCGCATAAGTTGCTTAGCCAGCAGGCATTCAGCCGCTTTGCGCTGGATTATCTGGTGTTCGGCAATGCCTATCTGGAAAAGCGTAGAAACCGACTTGGTGGCACACTCGCGCTAGAGCCTACACTGGCAAAATACATGCGACGAGGTGTCGATCTCGATACTTACTGGTTTGCCCAATATGGCTTTAACACCCAGCCGTACCCGTTTGAAACCGGCTCAGTGTTTCATCTGTTCGAACCCGATCTAAACCAAGAAATTTATGGACTACCCGAATATCTGGCAGCTATCCCATCCGCGCTGCTCAATGAGTCCGCCACCCTATTCCGCCGCAAGTATTATCTGAACGGAAGCCATGCAGGCTTCATCATGTATATGAGCGACCCCGCACAAAACCAATCTGATGTAGACAATATCCGTACTGCATTAAAGCAGTCGAAAGGACCCGGCAATTTCCGTAATTTGTTTATGTATTCGCCCAGCGGGAAAAAAGACGGCATTCAGATCATCCCACTCAGTGAAGTGGCCGCAAAGGATGAATTCCTAAACATCAAGAACGTCAGCCGTGACGACATTCTGGCCGCTCACCGCGTCCCGCCTCAGATGATGGGGATTATGCCTAGTAATGTTGGTGGGTTTGGGGATGTGGAGAAGGCGGCTAATGTGTTTGTGCGGAATGAGCTTTTGCCATTACAAAAACGATTGGAAGAATTTAATGGCTGGTTAGAAGATTCGATAATAGCTTTCCAGCCATATAAATTAAACAACTAGTATTTAGAATATGGGGATAACACAATCCCCTCCTTCACAATCATATGACTGTAGCTATGTTATCGGCATTGCTAAGTCTCAATGGAGAAATCCTATCAAATTCCCATTTTGGTAACCTATCGCTTTTTTCCAATTCATGTATATGCTGCTTAAATTTATCAGCTGTTTCTATTGCCAAGAGGCCTTTAATTTTGGAAAAATAGTCACTGGATTTGGATTTGGCAAAAATTTCAAAAGGGAAAAAGCCTCTGGCATACAGTAACGTCGTAGGCCACCATAAAGAATAATAATCCGTAGTTTGTATAGTTGAGCGGAGATAACAAACAAAGTCGGCTTGATTTATATCATCAAAACTAACAGGCAAAGAATGACATCTTTCTTTCAGTATATCTGCATGAAGCGAAAGCCGTCTCAATCCCCTGTGGTCATTCCGCCATTGAATGATTTCAACATACTGCCTAATATCAACGTACGAAGACAAAGGGTCATTACCACTAGCTAGTTTACGAGACAGATAGTAACCATCAAACAAGTTGAGGCACTCTTCAAATCGCTCGTTCTTGAGCAACGCAGCAACAGAATACAAATAAAGCTCATGAATTAAAAATTTATAATTATCAAAATCAAGACTACTATAATTCCCAGCATTCTCCTGTGGATAGTAGTAGTTTATACCAGCCTCGAAAAACTTATGAAGTCTCTTAAAGTAATCCGCACCCAAATTATATCTTGCGGCTAAGCAAACTAAATTAACGAATTCGTTTCTCGCTGGAATAAAAGACTCTATATTCTTAAGAAATGCGTCATCAGGTTCCTTATGGTCAGCAGTACGGAATCTGATGCGTTCAAGGTTAGTTGCTAAAACAGACAAGTACTCATCATAACATCCTGCAGCTGTTATCTTACCATTGCGAATTGCATCCATGGCCCGGTTATAAAATGCGGTCGTTCCAAGAGAAACTTCTGGGGACTCATCTAGAAATGCTGGTTTCTTTCCAAGCTCAGGCTTAACAAATACAGGTTTATCAAACACCCATCTTAAAATCCTTTCTACTCCCTCAGTCATTGTACTTGGATCAGTCATATCTATGAACAACCGTCCTTTATAAAATGTTGGAACATAAAAATGACCATTTTCATCCTTCTCTGTAACTACAACGACAAATTTTGTTTGCTCAGCAGAAGAATAAATCTCTGGGGAAATTATCTGAGTCTCCGTACCTACACCACCTTTCCTATTGTTGGCCTTTTCTGCATATCCTTTGTCACTTATAATCATAACTTTACTTATGCTTTTGTCATTAATCATACTTTCCATGAATGAATAAGAATCTTGGCCATCACGAAGACACCATTTATCAATTATCACATCGACACCTGAACTTACTAAATCCTCAGCTAAGTTAATAACAAACTCTTCATGCTCAGGAGTTGTCCAACTATATGATACGAATACTTTTGGATGTTTAGCTTCCATATTCACTCCAAGTAGATTTTAATAATGATTTTAGCGATTCAGCGCCACATAACTACAACGTATAGTCAAATGCACGACAACCAGCCTCTGTCATTTTATACCTCGAACATTTCATTAGATCTACCATCCCTAGCACAGATTCTGTATGGCCTCTTACCTATCAGCGCGCGCTCGTATCCCCGCCACGCCTGCCCGCTTGATCTATGGATTTTCATGCACTGGCATGAACTTTGTTAATCGGCACCCACTGTGCCGCCTTTTGACACTTATCCCCTTTTTTAATCATGCAGATTCATGCATCAAATCAAGTTATAATGAAAGAAATTGGGAAGGAGATCATAATGAATATTTCAGAGAGGCTTAAGCACTGTCGCACTGAAGATGGACGGGGATATTGCCATATTTGCGGAAAATTTGGAAAATTATCAAGGGATCATGTTCCACCAAAATCAGCAGTTAAACCTAGCCAAATTGAGCAAAAATTAGTCACTGAAATCATGCCTGATAACAATATAAAGGGTATAATCGGTGCTCATGGAAGTACATTTCAAACCATCTGTAAAGAATGTAATGGAACACTACTGTCAGTTTTTGATCTCGAGATTAAAAAAGTTGTTGATGGTCTCAAAGGTGAAATTCAAAGTAGTCTCTCTGACATTTATCGAGTTTATAACCAAATTCGTTATCCCATAGATGCAGTAAAATTAACTAAAGGTATTATCGGTCACATACTGTCCGCTGTTCCATACAAACTATGTAAAGATGAGATTATCGATACCCCACTTTATACACCAATGCGAGACTATGTACTGGGTAAAAAAGAATCATATGAAAATGACTACGAGATTTTATATTGGTTTTATCCACACAAGCTAAATATAGCAGGTTCTGGATTTGTAATTAAAGACCTTACAAAAGAAAATGAATGTGGATTATCCATATGCGCGTGTTTATATTTTTATCCTATTGCTTTTTTAATTGTGCAAAAAGGAAAGTCTTTTAGTGAATTGTCATTTGCTAATACGTTGGAAATAGATAATCGCTATGTATATTTAAATATTACAGCAAAGAATATTAGAAAGTCAGCATTTCCATTTTTTGGCCTTGACCATACATTTTTAGCTCTTGATAATAGCTCTGTTACAGTAAGTTACCCTAAAAAATAATGGCTGCTTTGCAGCCATTATTTAACCATACACATAGCACATTCAGGTCAAGTATTCAATATGTTGATTATGGTGTAAGATCTCTGCTTTTGATGCGGGGATATGATGGCTAAAGTTGATGTAAGGTGTCCGTTTTGTGAACAAACAGACCCTGTTAAGAAACACGGTCACGGCAAAAGTGGTCATCAGCGTTACCGTTGTCAGACCTGTAAACGCACCTTCCAGCTCGATTATGCCTATCGCGCCTGCCAACCTGGAATGAAAGAGCAAATCGTTGACTTGGCAATGAATAATGCCGGTATTCGTGACACCGCAAGGGCGTTACATATCAGTATCAATGCCGTTGTACGCACTTTAAAAAACTCTCACCCAGGAATGTAACAACGCTGCCACTGGATAACCTGAAAATTCAACTGATTTGCGAAGTGGATGAAATGTGGTCATTTGTTGGCAACAAGAAACGGCAGCGCTGGCTGTGGTACGCATGGGAGCCGCGGTTGAAGCGGATTATCGCCCATGTTTTTGGCTCCAGAAGCAAGAAAACGCTGTGTAAATTGCTGAAACTGCTGTCGGGGTTCAGTGTGGCTTTCTGGTGCACTGATGGTTACAGGGCTTACAACGAAAAACTACCAAAAGCAAAGCATATCGTTGGTAAGCTGTATACACAGCGTATTGAGCGTGAAAATCTGACGTTGCGTAACCGTTTGAAAAGACTCAATCGTAAGACGCTGGGATATTCAAAGTTAGCAGAAATGCATGACAGGATCATTGGCACTTTCATTGAACGTGAGCACTACGTTTGA